GTAGAAATTGTATCTGCATCGGTCTCACTGATATTTTGCCAACGTAAAGCCCATTCTTTTGGGTTTTGATTTAAACCTACAGTTACTCTGAGTTCATATCCATCACCCATGCTACTGACACGGGTTTTAGGAGCATTTTTTTGATTTGCTCCATAAGAAGGAGCAGGGCTTGTTGGAAAGGTTGCCATTATCTAGCAGCTAAAAGCCCTCCTGGTCTTTGTTGTCTAGCAATTTCAGCTTGAACTGCTGCTCCTAGCATACTTCCAAGTTGTTCCGCCTGTCCTCCGTCTCCCTCCACAGACGAACCAGAGGCGTCCACATTTACAACCACGTTTGTCGCTCCACCACCACCTAATTGATCATTCGGAACAATTGTTCCAGCCTGACGAGGAACAAAAAGCTCCGGGCCTTTTTCTCCAACTATTGAAGGTTTTCCAACAGGCGGCCTACCTCCAGCAGCGAAACCCGGAAGTTTAAATCCTGAAAATGCTGCATTAAGGGCCATGTCAAGAAACATATCTGCAAGCTTATTTGCAATATTTGAAAGCATTTCACCCAAAGATTGAGTTCCTTTGATTAGCCCTTTGATCCCTTGCGCCAAACTTTGCGAGATTGTAACGCCAACCTGTTTAAATCCTTCGTTCAGATACTTCGTCATTTCAATTTGTTTCTGCAACGAAGCCTCTGCCTTCTTGTTCGCTTTTTCTTTTTCTTCTTTGTTCTTTTTAAACGTTTCTGGTTCGAATTGACTTTCGTCTAATGTCTCAAATTCTAATCGTGCAATTGGCGCGGTCGTGCTAACACCAAACATCCGTTTCGCCCAATTAGGCATGGCGTTTTGTATATCAATAAACGCGTTCTTCATCGCAATAACAAGATTGCGTCCATATAGTTTTGCTTGCGCCATTGCTCTTTTTAATTGCCTTTCAAGATCAATAAACGAATCAGCCCACGCTTTAGAAAAGTCTTGAATGACGTTTATTTGTTCAATGCCAAAAGTCTCCGCGATAACTTCACCAATGCCTTTGGCAACCTGAAAGATCAAACGGAAAGGAAGTGCCGCAAGTTTCACAGTGGCCCCAAGAAGCTCCATCGCCATCGCAAGGCCGCGAATAGTTTGCTTCAACAATTCGCCACCTTCTGAACCTTCCGCAAAAATATTTTGAAACGCAACGCCAAGCCGTTTTATTTGACCTTGTATTGTGTCCGACGCGGTAAAGGCTGCCCGAGCTGCCGCACCTTGCGCGTTCTTTTGATTCTCTAAAAGTTCATTAAATTTCTCTGTGTCTTTTATCGCGTTTTGAATACCCTTAAACGCTTCAATTCCAAAAGCCTGTTGAAGTTCAGCCGTTGAAAATTGTTGTAATTTTTCTAACGTTCCAACCAACCCTTCAGACGCAAGGGTTACATCATTTATATCGACACCTAATTTCTTCCCGACCTGTCCGCTTGATATTTTTGCTAATGCTGCATTAAGTCCAGTGAACGCCGTTTCTGTTTGAGCGCCCGCCGCAGTTGACTGAGCAATAACCGCGTTGACTTCTGCCAACGGCACTTTTAATCCCGCCGCAGTTGTCGCGACCTTACCAATATTGCTTGAGTACTGGCCAATGGTGATAATTCCGTCCGCCTGTGTTTGTGCGAACTGATCCATTAAGAACGCCGCGTCGTCCGCAGTCTTCCCGTAAGCGTTTAAAACTTTTACAGCAGCGCCGCCTGATGTGTTGATGTCAGTGAATCCACCAGTTGCTCCAAGACTCGCCGCTTTTAAGATCTTGGCCGCGTCAGCCGCATCGGTAAAGCCCGCAGAAGCAACGTCATAAGCCGCTGCCGTTAAATCAGTGACGCTTGCCTGTCCTTGTAGTTCGTGCGTTAGCTCTTTTAAATTTCCAACAAGAGCTTCGCTGTTCCCTCCAAGAGTTCTAAATTTGGCCTCGGCAAAATCTTGTTTAGTCAGCGTCGCGAACATTTGCTGTAACGCTGCACCCGCCGCAATCAAAGGAAGGATTGGAGCAAGTGCCGCATGTAACGCCATTCCCGCGCCAGCAATCCCCGGAGTTGCTGCTTTAGCTGCGCCACCTACCCCAAGAAAACCGAGGGCTGTCCCTTTTAATCCACCTTGAATAACCTTTAATTTTGAACCTTGCTTATTAATCGTCCCATTGAATTTTTTTGCTTGCGCGTCAACTTTTTTCAGACCATTTATTGTCTGTCCAGTTTCAAGGCGTAAAGCAATGCCGACTTGTTTCATTATTTACACCGCCTCAAAAACATCAAAAGTGATCCTGACCTGAGTCTGAAAATATGATTCAGGTTCGGGATTAACAAAAACTTCAGGGCCAACAGGCGCATCAAAATAAACTCCTGAAACTTTTACCTTATTATAAAGATCTCGAATCCTTTTCCCGACAATAAAATTTTCACCCGGTCCAATTCCTTTCGTGCTAAATACATTAAAAACAACAACGCCACTAACCTTATTCTGGTCCATCGAAACGTAGGAACTACTACCGAAACTAATATCGCATTGAACCCAAGTTTTTTTATTTGGTGGCTTAAAAGGCGTGTTATTAAAAACGACCGTAATAGGTGGGGTTCCTGTCACAAGTTCATCTTGTAGACGCGTTTCAATCGTCGATCTAACTGTGTTTAAATCTGCCGCAGCCATTACTTACCACCCCAAGAACGCCAGAGTTGCTTGCCTCTATCTTCGAGGTCTTTCTCAATTAAGTCAATCCAGCCAACCTTTTGTTTTATAGCTTCGCCTCTTTTCTTATTTCCGCTTCTATATTTTCCACCCCAAGAAGGCGGCAAGCTTGTCCCAAAAACAACAGGCTCCGCATAAGGCAAATTGTTATGCACGTAATAAGTATTTCCAACCTTCTCTTTCCCGACAATATAATTACTTCCCTTAGCTTTCCCCGCATTTTGATATTTACCCGGTGGCTTTGGTGCGCCGCTTGTGTCGTTTTGTCCTATCTGCCAACTAGCTGCAAGTCTTCCTGTGTCAACTGGCGTTCCTTCTTTTACTAACGAATCGGCTTCTAAAACCAAAACGCGCATTAATTGATCTAACTCCTTTTCGTATTCTGGACCCATATCAAGAATAGAAATATTGTTAAACATTACGCCCTCAAATACAAAACGTAATTCAAGAAAACGCCCGCTTGTATTTCTTTTTCAATTCTAATAATCTGATAAGTTACCCCACTGAAAACAAGTTGATCTGTGGTCGAAGGCTCAACGGTTAAAGCATTGGCGGCAATCAATAATTTCAGATCGTCGCCCTGAATTAATTCATTAACTTCTCTTTGATTAACAGAAGACAAAACACCCTTTAAAGAAGTGTCACTTGTCGAACGATTAATTTGACTATTTTTGACGTCATAAGTTCCCATCGTTACGCGTCGGAAAGTGACAGAAGTCCCAATCCCGGGAGTCGCGATAATTTTCCCGACAACTTTTCTTAAACCCGTTTCAAGTCCCATTTATAAATAATAGGCAATAACAGAACCGGCGCTTGTCTGAGTAATACTTGTGAAGACTCCCTCAATTTCTGTACTTGCTTTTAAATCAATTCCAGAAACAGTTGAAGATCCGTTTTTTGTGACGTTTGGAGAAACCAAAGTGACAGTTGAATCAGTTAAGCAAGTGATCTTCCCAAACCGCCCAGTATGGGCATTAGTGTCTGTGATGATAACCGCTGATGAATAGGCGTAACCCATTTTAATTAGCTCCGTTTGATTGATACATTACCCGGCCCACTTATTCTAAGACCTGTCAACATTCTTTCATACATTGGCGGAACACGATCAGCGCCAACAGCTCCCGTCGTCATAGGTTCAACAGCAATTCCACCAACTCCAACACGTTTATAATCTTCCAATCCTGAAAGACCTAAACCTGCTTTGTTGTTGTTTAAATAAACCGCTAAGATTATCTGAGCCTCTTTTATCTGTTCAGGTATTTCTGTCGTTGTAAAATAATCAGCCGTTAAAGTATAAGGAAAACCAGAAATCGAACGGTTATAAGTATCAGGTTTCAAAACGCCTTCTCTTGGCCATTGCATCCCCTGAGTATCTGTTGCCCTAGCGCCTAAAAATCTTTCACGGTCGATTCTTACCGCCGCAGTATATAAAGCTCTGTTTTTTTGGTCAGTTGTTGCGGACGCCCATGCAGTCACGTCGTCATCTTCAACAAGACCATCAATCAAGTCTTGCGCGTCACTCAACGACAGATAGCTGTTCGCGTTCGTCGCTCCGACTGTGTGATGAATCGTTATTGCCATTTTTTAAAGGCTTAGTTTTTCTTTTGCGTTTTGGCTTTGCCTTGACAGTAGAATAGGAAGCCGTCGAAGCGGCCTCCAATTCTGCTTGCCTTCGCCTAAATGCGAATAATCCCATTAGTGGGCAGAAGTTACACCAGAGTAAACAGTGATCGCTTCAGAACCGCTTGCAATAGCTGTAACACGTCCTAAGAAAGCGCGTGTTGCTGCCGCTGCTGCGGTGTTTGTGTTATCACCGTCAAGAGTAACGCCTGTTCCTCCTACCAAAGTCATCGCGTGAGTAGAGGCAGCCTGATTTCTCAAAGTGATTGAGAAAGTTGTACCAATACGAACACCAGACCCAAGCTCGGCAACAATTGCTGCTGCTGTTGCTGTGGTGACATCTTTGCCACCTGTAGGAGTCATCACTACAAGGCTGTTCACAGACTGAGCTGCTGTCAAAGTTGTGTCAGCGTCGGACGCTGCTACAAGTTCAACGCTTGAGTTTTCTCTCCCGAAAACAGGATTCTCAAGTTGGAAAATACTAGCCATTAGTCCATATTAGATAAATTGGACACTCTTACGATCCCAACGTTTTTGGTCTCGTATACCTTGCTCCAGTTAGTAACTGTCGTTAGCTGACTAGCTGTAGGATTCGCCGTGGTCACTGCCCATTTCGATCCGATTGGATGATAGATGTAGTGAAGGTCGAAACTCATAGCATCAGACTTTGCAAGGATGTCCCTGTCAAATTCTGTTTTAAGTCCTGCCTGCTGGCCGCTACCTACTGAACCGTTAGCAAACAAATAAGTCGCGTAAACTGTTGAAGCTCCAGAACCTTTAGTTGTTACGTCATCAGAAACAATAACGTTCAAACCGCAGTACTTAGGAACAGTACCTTCGCCACCGTAAGCCGCAGCAATTGAACCACCTGAAGCGGTAGCACTTGCATTTGTATCAGCAGCAAGAACGAAATCAACCATCTTGCGCTCTAGCAAGTCATAAAAGACGTTGCTGTGAACACAGATAGAAGTAAGCTTTCCGCCTTGATCTCCTAGCTTTGCCTTTGCTTTTGCAATATGGCCGGGGCTTAATGCTGTTCTTGTATCACCTGCTAAAGCATCAACAGCTAAATCAGAGAAAGCGGTGTTTCCTGCATTAAGAGCAGAAAGATCACCAAACACACCCGCCAAAGTATTTAATAAATCCTTCTGACGTTCGTGAGCAATATAAGAAGAAAGCTTTGTCCCAACTGCCTTAAGAGGATCAGAGCCAGCCGCTAATGCTGCTAAGTCTCTAGCTTCGAAAGCATCGCCACGATGTAAAACCGCCGCAACTTGCTTGTCTGCTGTGATCTTCTCAGGAACAAGAGAAGTGCTGTCTGTTAAAACCTTAAATGTGCTGTTAAGGTTTGCATTCCAAAAAGGAACATTAACGAAATCACCACCATCCTCGGATGCGTTGAGCTGCGCCATTGGTTGAACAACACCAGACGCCAAGAAGGCATCCTTTTTAGTTGTTTCTTCATTGACGTAGCTCTCAAACACCTCGGGGATAATGACGTCGCTTCTAAGCGTGGCCATTGCCGAAATCTATGAAAGTGTATTATTCGCCCGCAGGGCTACAGTCCGCAGCGCAGCCTTGAAACTGTTACCGACTATCTTAGCGCGTTATCTTATTTGTTTGCAGAAATTATATCCTTAGCCTTTAACCAAGCGTCACGACCATACCTCTTATAAATATCGTGTTCAACATCATGCTCGCCATTAGCGAGCCTTTTCATTAGGTCGGAATCAATGCCCGCAGCATTGCCAGAAGCAGAACTTCGACTTGCTGGCGCTCCGCTTCCTTGAGGTGAAGGATCTTTTAATAAATAATCGCGCTTATCTTCGACGAGTTTATTTTTAATCCACTCGGTAACGGGTGGTCTGTCGTATCCATCAATAACAACAGGAACGCCGTCTTTCATTTCGATCTTTTCTTTAGGCAAGAAATTATTTAAAACAAGATCAGGATCTTTGACGACTTCTGACAAAGCTTGAACGGCTGGGTTGATTAGTTCAAGGTTTTTAACTTTGGATTCAAGCTCTTGAATTGCTTCTTTTTGCTTGGCCTCCCTTTCCCTGAATTGTTCCTCCCTTGCCGTTAAGGCTTCGCTGTATTTCCCTTTACGTTCCAGCTCCGCTTGCTCG